GGTTGATGAACCGATCGAACCGCGTGGCCTGCACTGCCCAGAAGTCGGCCAGTTCCTGGTTCACGACTTGGTCGACATCTTGCATGAAGAACGCGTCGATGTGCGGGTCATGCTTGACGATTTCGTGCCCGCGCGGGGTCGTCATCATGGTCACGTGGAACCCTTGGCGCTTGAGCTCTGGCAGGATGTTGGAGCTTTGCAGCATATCTCCAAAGCCGCCATATCTGACCACGCATGCGGTCTTGGCCGGCTTGGGATCTTCATACGAGTAGGAGCATCCACTGCCGGTGGGTGATTTCTCGAACACCAGCAAAAAACTGTATTCCATCTCCTGATCGCGTGCCTCGCACACCTTCAGGTCGTAATCCGCTTTGATTTTGTTCAAGGCAGAAACGATGTCCGATTCTGCGAAGTCATGCTTGTGATCAGGATTCGACCCGTAGGTGCCGATGCGCGGGTACAGGTCCCGATGCGGTAGGTACAGAACGAGGTGCCCGCCCACCTTGATCTTGCCCCACCAGTTGGCCAGCGCGCCCCGGTAGTCCTCAAGATGCTCAAGCAAATGTGAGGAAAAGATGAAGTCGAGGTCGCCGTCCTCGATGAAGTCCAGATTGGTCGCGTCATCGCACACGACGTCGGGCTTCATCTGGATGCCGAACAGCTCCGTGTCCTTGCAACTGTCCACGCCGATCATGTGCGGGTAGGCCTTCTTCGGGCCGCAGCCCAGATCGATGCCTTTGCCGCGCGTGTATGGGACGATCAGGTACTTGATCTTGTCCGACTCGCCGCCCTGGGGGTCATCTATGCGCCAGGTCATCAGATCACCATCAGTGCTTTTCCCGTGTCTGGGATGATCATGAACGGGCGCCCAGACTCCACGACTGCCTGAGTACATCCTTCGCAGTCGACCACACCAAAGTCGTCGAACAGGATGAATCCGCCACGCACCATGCGCTGCGGCATCTGATCCAAGATGGCCTTGGTACTCTCGTACTGGTCCGCGTCGGCATGCACGAACCCCACTGGTGGCATGTCGATCAGCGAGTCCGGGAATAGGCCCTTGATGATCGTTGCCGAGGGGATCAAGGCCTGCACGGCATCAACGCTGGTGTCGGCAAACTTGCCAACCGGGTTTCCCGTATCAAGTGGCCCTTGGTACGGGATTCCCTCGAACGTGTCGTACAGGAACAGTGGGCGACCGAGTTGCGCCAGAAAATAAGCTGACCCTCCCCGGTAGACACCGACCTCAACGATAGCGCCCTCTGGCGCGCGACCGGCGTAGTGGCGCAAACTGTTGATCGCCTCCATCGAGAGCATCGATGTAAACGTTACTTTCCCCTCGCCGCTTGGCCGGCTCTTTTCGAGTGCGGCCCCCACTTATGCGCCTTCCTTGCCGTCGCTCTTGGCTGCGTTGCCCACGCCGCCCTGGCGGTTGATCGCGTCACCGCTGAGGTCCGCGCCGTAGGTGTCGGTCACACCAGTCGTCACGCCACGGTCAGGCAGTGGCTTGGTGTCGCCCTGGATAACACCAGAGGGCTTGTACATTCCAGATTTCTTTTCGTCCATGATTTCTCTCCTTCAAAATGAAAAAAGCGGAGCACCCGGTAAAAGGCGCTCCGCATCAAGTGGCAACTGCTCTTACCAAACTGGCCGGTTACGACTGAACCGCGTCGTTGGTGACTTCGTACTCGTAGACGATGTGCCCGACACCTGTCGCATCGGCCAGCGACTTGACGGACACCTGCGCCATTGCCGCAATGTCGAGATTGAGCAGCGCAGAACTGGCGGACACGCCGGCAGCCGAAGTGCTCAAGGCAATCGCGCCGACCGACGTGGTGCCGTGGAACACGTTGTAGCCGTGAGTCGTTGCAGTGCCAGCAGTGATGACTGCGGCATGGACCTTTTTCAGCCGCATGGCCTGGAAGGATCGGAACTTGGCGCCCTCGGTAGTGGCTCCAGCAATAGTGATGCGGTCTACCTCGCGGCGGACCAAATAATCTGGGTCATCGTATGCCATGATTGGCTCCTTGATTGGTAGGTCATGAAGCCCTCCGAGCACGCGGCCCGAAGGGCAATGGTGTCACGTCAAGCCGCCGAGTCCCACTTCACGATCCGCGACTGCGCAGCGACCGTGTGGACGATACCAAAGCCCCCTAAATAATACCAAGCGATCCCGCGCGAGCGACCGAAGTCAGAGGGGATCTTGCCTCGCATTTCCTCGGGGCAGGCAATTCCCTCGGCCACCGTATCGGCGCCGAACCAGAACGCCCAGGACGACTTTGCGTTGTCCCATGCGTCCGCCGTATCGGTCAACGGAGCGAACGAGCCAGAGTTGGCCGCGCCGCCCTTGGGGATCGAGGTCTGCTCGACGAACCGGGTGTTCTCGTACCGGCCCATTTCACCGTTCAGGATCATCTGAAAACCAGAGTCCGTGTACTGGTGCAGGGTTTCCAGTTCGTTCTTGAACGGACGGAATGTCGACGGGTGGCTGATGGAGATGTAGTCATCACCCATGTACGGGGGGATGTTGCGCTCCTTCATCTTGTCAACGATGTCCTTGACGTGTTCCTTGCCCATGGCCACGTTGTTGGTCAGCGTTGCCGTGCCGTCGGTCGTCAGTGTCACTGCATTGGTGCTGGTGCCGCCAGTAGGAACGGCGCGCAGTTTGGTCGCATTGAACTGCGTCCAGGCTGCAATGTCGAACGCCTTCTTGGCATCGGTCTTCAGAACCTTGTTGATGATCTCCTTGACCGGATGCTCGGACAGGTCGTCAAGCTTTCCGGTGTACGGAACAGAGTTGCCGTACTCGGTGATCGTCATCGTGCCTTGCGTGATGGTGAAGTTGGTCTCAGGCATGACGTTGGTTTCCACCAGTGCCGCGCCACGAGTCGCAACGTCGCTGTACACGTTCCAGTGGAATGTGTCGCCCTTGCCCTTGCCCTGAACCGCTGCGTCCTTGATGTCGGCGAACTGGCGGAATTTCACCGTCGGCTGCACCGCATAACGCAATACCTTCGAGAGCTGGTCCGAGTACATGAACCCGCCCAAGCTGCTCGTTACCCAAATTTGACCTGGCATGATAAATCCTTCACAAAAAAGTTGGCTTCAGACTTCCATCCCCCTGGACTTGCGCATTTCTGCGAGCACATCGCTCGTCGTCTGCACTGGCTCCTGGGTCGTGGTCGCCGTCTTGTTCAAAGAGTTGATGTTGTCCATCTTCCCCTTGCGTTCCAGCTTTTCGTTGCGGGATGTGGTCGGATTCGGAGTCGCAGCGGGCTTGATCCCCATACTGACCATCCATTCCCGCGTCCTTTTCGCGCCGGCCCCGAGTGCGTCTTGGTATGGCGTTCCGCCAGCCATCGCTTCCTCGATATGCCGATTCGTCAAGTCCGTGAGGTATGGGTCGTCGGCCAGGTCGGGGTTAGCGTCCTGAAACTTCTCCAATGCACTCGCGTCAACTAATCGCTGCCTGAGCACTGGCGTCAACTGATCCGCAATCTGATCGAGGTCCAGGGTGGGAGACTTGCTCCGCCCCTCGCCTACGAACTTCTGCAGTGCAGCTATCGCCTTCTCTTCATCTCCCTCAAACAGGGATGCGATGAAGGTCTTCGCACTCAAGCCGTCCCCGTTTGGGTCCGGTTGCTGGGCAGTGTCCTCACCGCCTTGCGTGTTGTCTACCTTCGCCGGGGGCAAAGCGCGTGCCTGCGCAAGTATTTGGTTTGCCTCGGCCAGGCGCCGGTCGGCGGCTACCTGCTTTTGATAGTTGCGTATTGCCTCGGCCACCGTCACCTCGGACTCGACTCCGTCCACCTTGACCTTGACGCGCACCTTGTCGGGATGCTCAAGCAGCTGCGGCTCGTCCTCCAGCTGCGCTTGCACCTCATCGTCCTCATCGACTACGGCCTTTCGCGGCTTGGCTACCGGCTGCTCGATTTGCTCGACGTCTTCGTCTGCGCCCTCATCGTCGTCGCGCTTGACGCGGATGGCGTCCATCGCGGCCATGCGCGGGGAGATCTTCTGCTCGGCGGCCTGGTCATCAGGTGCGCCCGTGGTTTGGGTGTCGTCGGTCTTCTCGGTGGTTGCCATGTCATCTACTCCTGGTTGAAAAATCATCCCTCGCGGGCCATCCATTCGGCCTCTGCCTGCTCGCCCGCCGTCACCGCCTCGCCCAGCCACTGCAGGAACATCGCAGCGACTGCGCCCTGGTTCTGGTGTTGGCGCACGGCCCGGGCGTCCTCCGGATCCACGGTCAGCAGCGCGTCCTTGGCCGACTCAATGTCGTTGTTGGCCCTACCGGCAAGGTGCCTGCCGATAGATCCGCCCATGAATTGCTGCACATCGAGACCGAACGACACACGCGCCCTGACCTCGGCCAACTCGCTCTCTTCGCTCATGAGTCGGCCCGCACGGTTTCGATGCCCTGGTTGGCACCTTCAACGCCCGACGCAGGGGCAATCGGGGCCATGGGCGTCAGCGGCGTTGTGTCGCCCGCCACCGCACCGCCGGGCATGAACTCGACACCGGTACGCGGGTCCTTCACGCTGTTTTGCGTCAGGCCGGGCGCCGGTGCCTCGATGGCTGGGAAGTTGGGATCGATGCCCGCTGGCGTGGGCGCCTGGTAGCCGCCGGCCATGACAATGGCGTCTGCCACTGGCGCGATCTGGGGAACGCTTGCCAGCATCTGTGCGAATTGACCGGACGCAAACATGGCCTCGACGTTCTTCTTGAACGCCGACGAGATCGTGTCCTTGGTCTTGGCGGCCAATGTCTCGATCTCCGCGTCGAGTTTGCGCACCTGCGCTGCCACCATCTCCGGGCTCACCTTTTGCTCCAGTTGCTTTTGCAGTTCTGTGATCGTGGCCTTGGCGTTTGTCAGGCTCGGGTCCTCTGTCTCGGTGTCGAAGAACCGGTCGCCGTCGCGGTAGCCCAGCTTGCCGAACAGTTCCTTGATCACCTCTGACACATCCAGCCCGAAGCGCTCCAGCACACCGTCGGCCAGCAGGTCCTTGAGCGATCGCATCGCCTCCAGGAACGTTTTGACCTGGTCCATCGGGTTGGTTGACCCGGTGCCCACGTTGACATTGAGCGTGATGTCCATCTCAAGCAACTCGTCGATGAACCCCTCGTTTGCCGCCTCCATGGCGAAGTCTCGCTCCAGTTTTGCCGCTTTGCTGGCCAAGCGGATGATCGCCTCATCGGTCTCGTACTTTCCCTCCAGCAGCAGTAGTTGGTGCAACACGGGCTCGACCCATGTCTCCACGAACGCGCGCAGCTGGTAGGCACCGACTTGGTTGGTGGCGCTGTTCATCATCTGCATGCCGCCCACGGTCTCATTGAGATTGCGGTTGGACTGCACCGAAGACTGAGAGAACGCGCCGGCCACATCATCGAAGTCAAGATTGAGCCGGTCCTGCTCGGAGTAGGCCGAACTGGTGACGTCGGGCGTGTCGAGCACCTTCACGTCCTTCTCGGGATCGTTCATCATCGTCACGCTGGAGGGCACATTGCGTGTCAGGCTGCGGATGTCGACCTGCCTGCCGCGCTGCACGAAGTAGCGCTTGTTCATCGCAAACTTGACGTTGTCGATGCGCTGGTTGGCCACCTCGTTGATCTCGGCCTGGGTGTCCTTTGTGATGCCAGGGATGCCGTCCGGGTACAGCTTGTGTGTCTCCAAGATGCACAACCCCATGACGTAGGGGCGCCGACCGTGCCAGTAGTGCGACTCCAGCGGTACCGGCTGACTGAGCGTCGACATAGTGCCCAGCGTGTACCAGATCATGTCGACGCCGTCGATTTCCATGATGTTGCGATGCACCCACACGGTTGCAAACTCGTTGATGGCTGATCGCTGCTCTGTGCTGTCCTGCCGGTTGCGCTCGCGCGTCTGGCGTGTGCTGTCCGAGTAGCTGTTCTGCGCTGCCAGGATTTCGGAGTCGGCCAGCGTCTTCCACCGGGGCTGCCCGGTCGTTGGGTCCTCGTTGGTCATGCGCTTTCGCACGTCCATCACCATCATCGGGAGCATGTGGATCACGTATGCGCTCGAGCCGATCGGGTCGTCCCACTTCGCTCCGGGGTGGATGCGAAAGTTCTCGGTCGGTATCAGGTCGATGCAGGGCTTGTCGATCTTCTTCTTGGCATCAAACCGCCAGTATTGGTGCGATATGCACACGCCCACGGTCTGTGCGTCCTGGTACGCGCCGATCAGGGTCAGGAACCAGGGGATGCTCTTCTTGAGCCGGTAATTGAGCAGCGCATGCTTGACCTGTGCCGATGCGCGATTCTTTGGGTTGTCGCTGTCCTCGGGCGTGACCGTGACCACGTCCGATGTAGCGAAAAACGCCTCTGCCGCCGATGCTTCGTTCTTTCGGATCGTCGCGCGGGTCTTGGGCCGGAACAGTCGGGACCGCGCCTTGTATGCGTCTGAGTGGTACTTGCTGTTCGTGGGGTGCACACCTTGGAACTGCCTCAGTGCTGCCTCGATCTGCGTGCGGATGGACGAGTCAAAGTAGGTTGTGGACGATGTGAACGCGTCACGCGCCATCGTTAGGAACTTGTCGGGTGCTGCGGTTTCGGTCATTTGTCGGCCCTCAGATACCCGGCGCTGTCAACCGGGATGTCGCTGTACTCGGCGGCGTTGAATCTGCCTCTGCGCATGCGGTAGCGCTCAAGCATCTCGCCGCCGGCCATCACCACTCGGCGCTTGAAGTCAGACCCGCTGTAGATCTCGGTGAGCTTGATCCTGAACCCCCAGTTACCGGACAACGCCAGGTTGCGCACGTCGGCAAATCCAATCTCACCGTCGCAGGCGACCGCCCACATATGGCCTGGGTATGCGCCATGCAGTGCCTCGGCCATTTCCTTGGACATGACGATGTCGTTTGCGGATCCTTGCGGGTTGTCGGTGACGATTTCTTGAGTCATGGTTCTGGGTCTGGCTCTGTTTGGGTCTGCACAAATCTGAT